CAGGTCAGCAAACAGGTGTTAATGCAAACAGCGCAACCGGATTTTTGGGTTACACATCAGCTGCCGCTGGTGCTGTTTATTCATCATCACTTGGATTTGCTCGCAACATTGTTGTTTCTCCTGGACAATGGACAAACATTATGGGTTACAACGACAATGGCGCACCGCTATACAACGCAGCGCAACCATCAAATGCAGCCGGTAATGTGAGAGGCGATTCATTGCGCGGTGTAGTTTCACCGGGTCTAAACCTCTTTGTTTCTCGCTCAATCGGTAACGCTGGCCCAACAACATCAACCGGAGATTTCTCAATGGTTGTTGTTAATCCAGATGCTTGGACATGGTATGAGTCACCACGCTTTACATTGCGCACAGCAATTCAGAGCGATGGAACCATTGACATTCTTTACTATGGCTATGCAGCAATTGCTCCAAAGATTCCATTTGGCGCATGCTGGAACCAGACCTGAGCCGAATAAAAATCAATCATCGGTAGCGGTCGCTCCCGAACGCTAACGATACGAAAGGAACCGAGATGCCAGCAATAGTCACAGCTTCACAGCTAAGATCCATTCTTGGTGTCTCGGTTTCCTTGTATTCTGATGCACAGCTTGATTCATTTATTGATTCAGCTGAGCAAACAATTTTGCCGTTACTTACGCAATACCAATCATCGGTGACATTTGCCAATGTGAGTGATTCCGTCATTTATTTCACCACAATGCGGCCAAATTATTTTGTGCCGGGGCAATCTGTTGTTGTAACCGGGGCCGGAATATACAACGCGACCTACACAGTCACCGATGATCGGATTGAGCCTTACACATTTACAGCTGCCACAGCTGCCGCTGACCGAGATTACCCATTGCCATTTATTCCAAGCGCATTGGCTACATTGAGCGGATCATCAGCTGCACAGCTTTATGCATCAACACCGCCAATTGAAAACGCAATTTTGGTTGTATCGGTCGAAATTTTCCAGAGCATTACAGCTCCCGGCAATCAAATCATGTCAGACACATTCCAGCCATCGCCATTTGTACTTGGCCGCAGCTTGACAAACAGAGTCGTTGGCTTGCTTGGGCCATTTTTGGATGTTGAAAGTATGTGCCAATGACTATTGAAGCCGACATCCGCACACCATTGCAGACAACACTTTCAACAATTGCTGCCAATGTCTATAACGGCATTCCAGAGGCAATGACCAGCCCAAGCATTTGTTTAATTCCGGATGCACCATATCTTGAATGCGTTTTAATCAATGGCGCAACAACAAAAGTCAAAATCAATTTAACTGTGACTGGTGTTGTTGCTTATATGAACAATGCAGCAGCTTTGGACAATCTAGAACAATTGATGATTGACATCATCAGCACAATGCCATCAGGCTATGAAGTCGGCAATGTGAATCAACCACAACCATTGGAAGTCGGTGCAGGTAAATACCTAACTGCCGATTTACAAGTCAGCACCTACTACACCAACTAAGGAGAAATCATGCCAACAACAATCATCACCGGCAGAGACATAACATTCACCATTGATGGTGATGATTTTGATGCTCAAGCCACATCAGCAACATTAACTGTTGATTCAACAATCAATACATATCAAACACTCGATGGCAAGGCTTATTTCACAACAGACACTCAAGGCTCATTTGCCGTTGAAATGCTGGCAGATTGGGGAGCAGCATCATCACTTTGTGAAGCTCTTTGGACATCAGCAACAAGCGCACCAAATACAGGATTGCCTGTTGTATTTGTAGCAGACACAGGCGCATCATTTGCTTTCGATGTGCAGCCAATTCTGCCATCCGCCGGAGGCACAGCACCAGATGCACAAACTGTCTCACTTGCATTTACTTGTGTGACAACACCTGTTTTGACAATTAGCTAACAAAGGAGATCGGGAGCATGAAACTACCAATCACAATCGAATTCACAACCGGGGAGAGCGCAACCTATACCGCGCTCCCACCGGAGTGGATGAAGTGGGAACAGAAAACCGGAAACACGATTCAGCAAGTATCTGAGAAATTGGGCATTGCAGATTTGATGTTTTTGGCGTATCACGCAAGCAAGCGCGAGGCAGCCGGAAAGCCTGTCAAGCCGTTTGAAGCTTGGTGCGAAACTGTGACTGACATCAGCATGGGAGAAACCGAAAACCCAAAAGTTACGAATCCGGATCAATAAACCGGATTCTTTGGGAATTAGCAATCACCACCGGATTGTCACGATCAGAGTTTCAAACAGCCGAAGATGTTTTGACAGTTTTTGAGATTCTAAGGACAAGAGATGGCAACTGATCCGATTAGCTACGATAAGAGTGATTTGCGCGGAATCACCAGAGCTTTTAAAGCGATGGATGAAGGTGCTGTGGAACAAGCCAAAGGTGTCTCAAATGGATTGGCTACTTATGTGCAATCCAAAATTATTTCATCAGCTGGTAGTCGGCCAAATAAAGCCGCATTACGCATTGCGCAAGGCTCACGGGTAAGCAAGTCATCAAAGATTGGTGAATTGTCATTTGGCTTTGTGTCTCAGAAATTTAGCGGTGGAGCTACAACTCAGCAGCTTTGGGGCGGTTATGAATTTGGCTCCAATAAATACAAGCAATTTCCGGTGTGGTCAGGCCGTGAAGGTCGCGGATCAAGAGGATACTTTATCTATCCGACCTTGAGAGCTGAACAACCGCAAATCATTGCTCAATGGGAAGCTGCATTTTCTAAGATTTTGAAGGAGTGGTGATGGCCGGTCAATCAAGAACGCTCAAACTCTCCATTTTGGCTGATGTAGATCAGCTTAAAAAAAGCCTAAATACAGGCTCAACCGAAGTGGATGGATTTAGCTCAAATGTAGATAAATTTTCATCAAAAGCCAAATTGGCTTTTGCAGCCGCAGGTGTAGCTGCCGCCGCTTATGCCGGAAAATTGCTTATTGATGGAGTTAAATCAGCCATTGCTGATGAAGCCGCTCAAGTCAGATTGGCAAATGCTTTAAGAAACACAGTTGGTGCAACCGATGAAGCAATTGCTTCTGCTGAACAATACATTTTGAAGCAATCTTTGGCGACCGGTGTTTCAGATGATGAATTGCGGCCGGCTTTAGAGAGAATCACTAGATCAACAAAAGATATTGCGGAAGCTCAAAAATTAACTAACTTAGCTTTAGATATTGCAAAAGCAAAAAACCTTGATGTTGCAACAGTTGCTAATGCATTGGCAAAAGCAAATGATGGTCAAGTGGGAGCTTTGAAAAAACTTGGAATTACGCTTGGTGATAACGCAACAAATCTCAAGGATTACAATGCAGAACAAACAAAATTAGAAAAACTCTTAATTCAGCAACAATTTGTATTGGAAACAAGTGGCAGCAAATCTAAGGAATATGCAGCAATTACTGAAAAGGTTGGAAAAACTCAAGGCGTTTTGAATGAATTAACCAAGGCTGGAATTGATGTTTTTGGGGAGTTAGGTAAAGAGTTTGCCGGAGCTGCTGCTGAATCAGCAGACACATTTCAAGGCAAATTGGCAAGATTAAACATTGCATTTGAAGAAGGCAAAGAAACAATTGGTGCTTTTGTTTTAGATGCAATAACACCATTGGTATCATTTATTGTAGATAGAATTGTGCCAGCCGTTGAAACTTTTATCACTAAATTAAGCGGTAATGATGGTTTAAAATCTAGTTTTAGTGTAATTTATGATAGCGTTAAAAATTTTGTATTGCCGATATTTGAAGGATTAAAATCTGCATTTGATAAAATCAAAAAGGCCATTTCAGATAACTCAGCCGAATTGCAGCCATTCTATGATGCGCTCGCTGCTGTGTGGGATTTTATCAAAAAGTACCTTGCTCCACTTTTGGGCGGTACTTTCAAACTAGCTCTCGAAACTATTGGCACACTGGTTGGTGGCCTTGTTACCGGCTTTTCAAAGCTTGTTGGATTCATTTCAAGCACAGTCACCAAAATAAAAGAATTTGTGAATTTTATTAAAGACAATCCAGTCACGCGCTTTTTCTTTGGCGATTCAAATGACAAATCTTTAAAGGTTGGCACAGGCTTTGATTCCGGGTCAACCTTGGACACAGGCGGTGGCGGTGGCGGTGGCGGTGGCGGTGGCGGTGGCGGTGAGACAACATTTGTTCCGGGTAGTGATCCTAGAACCTTTACCGGCGCACCATTGGGCGCATATTCACCAGCTATGCAAGCTGCCATTTTGCGCAAAAATGCATTGGTAGCTGAAACCGCTAGATTGCGAAAAGCGCGTGAGGATGCAGCAGCTGCTCGATTAGCTGCAACCGGTGGGCTTTCAACAGCTGAAAGAATCGTAATCAATGTCAATGCTGCATCAATTATTGATGAAGAAGGATTTACACGGGCAATCAATGAAGCTCAAAATAACAGTTTTTTTAGAGGCACAGGCGGCGCGACTAATTTAGTGGGCATTTAATGACACTTTTCAATCCTGTTTGGCGTGTTACAATTGGCGGTGTTCAATACCAAACAGCTATTTTGGCAAATCTGACTATTTCTAGCGGTCGCTCAAACATTTATGAACAAGCACAGGCCGGTTACACAAACCTAGAAATTATCAACCTCAATCAATCCAATGTTGCAATCGAAATCAATGATTCGCTGACAATTGAGCTGCAAGATTCGACAGCTACATTTGTGCCAATTTTTGGTGGTTCGGTGGTGGAGGTTGGCATCGCCGTGGCAGAAATTGGCTCTGTGGATTACGCGCAACGAATTAACATTATCGCTTTGGGGGCATTGGCCAGATTGCCAAAGGCTTTAACAGATGGTGTTTTATCGCAAGATTTTGATGGGAATCAGATATACACAATTTTAAAAGAGGTTTTGTTTTTATCATGGCAAGAAGTGCCAGCAGCTTTAACATGGGCAACCTATGATCCAACAACCCAATGGCAGGATGCCGAAAACAGCGGATTAGGCGAAATTGACCAACCTGGCAATTATGAGCTTGCAGCAAGGACATCATCAGTTACTGATGTTTATTCGCTTGTTGCAGCTTTGGCCACATCTGGCTTAGGCTACATTTACGAAAATGCTCAAGGTCAAATTTCTTATGCAGACAGCACACATCGCACAACCTATTTGGCCGCCAATGGATATGTTGATTTAACGGCCAATGAAGCTGTGGCATCGGGTTTGAGCATTCAATCGCGTGCGGGTGATGTGCGAAATACAATAACGCTAAAATATGGCACAAACTCACAAAGCGAAGTCAATGCAGTTGATTCTGCATCGGTTGGCTTATATGGACAGCTTGCCCAAATTTTTACAACAACCATCAAGCACCAAGCCGATGCTCAAGATCAGGCAGATTTCTATTTAGAACTAAGAGCATACCCAAGATTTAATCTCAATAATATCACATTTGAGCTGACCAATCCGGAGCTTGACGATGCTGACCGCGATGATCTAATCAATGTGTTTATGGGCATGCCGGTCAATCTGGCCAATTTGCCACTCAATATGAATTCTGGCGATTTTCTTGGTTTCGTTGAAGGCTGGACATTCTCTGCCAGATATAATCAAGTTAGCATTTCCATGATTTTGTCACCAATCTCATTCTCATTGCAAGCCATGCGATGGAATGATGTGCCGGTGGTGGAACAATGGAACACAGTCAATCCAACTTTGGATTGGATCAATGCCACGATTGTGGCGTAAGGAGAAAACATGACAAATCCAACGAGCAATTATGGATGGCAAATGCCAACGGCTACAGATTTGGTCACGGATTTGCCAGCTAATTTTGAGGTGTTTGGTCAGGCTGTTGATACAGCTATGGCCGATTTACTAGGCGGCACATCAGGTCAAATCCTCGCAAAAAATTCAAACACCAACATGGATTTTGTGTGGATTACAAATGATGTCGGTGATATTACAGCGGTTACAGCTGGCACAGGCATTTCAGGCGGCGGCACATCCGGTGCAGTCACAATTACCAATTCAATGGCTACAGAAATTACTGCAAAAGCCGATTTAATTGTTGGTACTGGCAACGCAGCTTTTGACAATTTACCGGTTGGAGCTGATGGTACAGTTTTAACAGCTGATTCAACAGTTTCTCCAACAGGTTTGAAATGGGTTGCACCTGCATTAGCATTTGTAGGTGCTTATGCTTACCGAACAAGCGATTTAACAATTGGTGCAGCAACAGACACAATTATCACATTACCTTCAGAGGATTTTGATACTGACGGTTTTCATAGCACAAGTTCAAATACGGGCAGAATAACAATCCCAGCGGGCAAAGCAGGAAAATATGCATTTAATGCTTACGGTTTTTTAAGCACAAGTCCTGGCGCTTACGGCAGATTAAGAATATTTAAAAATGGAACCGCCGTTGGCTTAGGCCTAAAAGACGGCACGCTGCAAGGAATAGACGGATTTGGTTTTTTAAGTGCGCAAGGTTCTATTATCTTAAATCTTTCCGTGGCTGATTATGTTGAAATTGGGTTTTTTACGCAAAACTCTTGCACTTGCGCCTTTGCTTATCTTTCCGCACAATTTTTAGGAGCATAATAATGAGTGAAATATATCTACCTTATCTAAAAGCAATTAACTCTGAGCAATTACGCGATGAGTTAAACGGCGTTAGCGTTGTCTTTGTTGATGACCAGTTGCGCTTTGTTGGCGATGTTACTGAGGAACAAGCAAAAAAAGCGTTAGAAAATCATATTCCTATTATTGAACCTGAGCCAACTGTGGCAGATAAACTGGCAAGCGTAGGTTTATCGGTTGCAGACCTTAAAGCGGCACTTGGGCTATAAGTGGAACACTTGACTGAGATGATTTATGGCTAATTTTCCACAAGGTACATTGCCCCGTTTGATTCAGGTTGCGCTTGCCGAGGTTGGCACAGCTGAGACTGGTCAAAACGAGACAAAGTACGGCAAATACATGAATGCTGACAAGCTGCCATGGTGTGGTTCATTTCTCAATTGGTGCGCGGATCAAGCCGGTGTCAAAGTGCCAAATGTGGTCAGCACTAAAGCCGGAGCTTTGGCATTTAGTAAAAACAAGCAATGGCATGAAACGCCAAAGATTGGCGATTTTGTGTTTTTTGATTTTGTTATTGATGACAAGGTTACAATCAATCACATTGGCTTAGTCATCCGGGCATCGGAAAAGCAAATCGTGACAATTGAAGGCAACACATCGGGAGCTGGAGATCAAAGAAATGGCGGTGAAGTGATGGTCAAATCACGCACCTTGGGAGCGCGGTCATTTGTTGTGGGATATGGCCGACCGGCTTATGTCTCATTTTCCGGTGATCTACCGGAAAGACCCAAAGGAGGAACATAATGGAACAAGCAAAAGCAATGCTGGCATCATGGGCGAGAAGCTCGGTTGCTGGTGCGTTGGCCGTCTATATGACTGGCAATTCGAACCCGAAGGATTTGGCATTGGGCTTAGTGGCGGGACTTGTCCCCGTTCTTGCAAGGTGGGCTAATCCCAACGATCTGGCATTTGGCAACAAGAAGTGATCCAAAAACTACACGCGGCAGGTTTAGCTCTAATTCTCGCGCTAAGCCTTGCCGGGTGTGGTTATCAAGGATGGGTGCGATA